GTGCATGTCCTCCATAATCGCGTCAGCCGCCTGGTCAGGCACCAATGACCGCACGATCACTGCCACACGCACCGTCAGGCTCCAATCCAGCGTCGGCAGACTGGTGTTCTGCTCAACGTCATCACGAACAGGCTCCACCACCATCGCAGGTGATTCAGCCCTGGCCAATGCCGATACACGTGAGCGATAGATCCGACCGTTGATGCCTGCTGTAGGCGCTAGCGTCGTCGCGATCTGATTCAAGATCTGCTCTCGCTTGGTCGTCATCAGGCACGAACCTCAACAGCGATGACCCGGCCGCGCTTCAGCGTGATGTCTGTGGTGCTGCTGTGATTGGCGATCAGCAGCGACACCTCATCACCATCCTCAAGCTCAACCATCCAGCTAGTCACCAACTTGGCCTCCTGGGCGCCGCTACCGGTGAAAGCACGGCATTCGCTGTTATCGATCGCCACACCGTTCTTGGCCAGCTTGATGCCCAGCGTGCTGTTGTTGCCATCAGTGGCATCAATGCTGCCATAGATCCTGAACAGCTTCGTGCCGCCGCTGTCATTCTTCAGCCCGAAGGTGTCATCAATGCCAAGCACCATGCCATAGGCAGTGCTGCTATCCAGCGTGGCAGTCAGGCCGGTGGTGACGTAGGTGCCCTGCGTCGTGATCGTGATCGTGCCGTCGGTCATCTTCGAGCACTGCCCACGGATCGCAACGCCGTCGATGTAGTAACTCAGGCCAGCCCAGGCGGTGCTGCCATCTCCGATCTTGTACTTCCTCGTATCCGTCTCTACCCCGATCTCGCCCTGCAGCAGCGTTGGGTTAGCCGCAGTCCACTCAGCAGCCGTACCATTACGCAGCTTGAAACGTGTGAAAGTGGTCACGGCGCTCCGTCGTCCAGGACGTTGCCTTCAATGTAGGTCGTGCCAGGTGCTCCACCATCCATCACCACAGTGCTGGTGGTGTCGACGCCATCACCGTCAAGCACTGCGCGATTAGAGGTGCTCTGCTCCGGTGTCGTCGTGCGCTGCAGCATGATCTCGCAGAACGCGCCATCATCCATCAACATCACAGACTTCACGGTGTAGGCACGGCCATCGACGTTGATGCCGGCGCCATATTCCAGATCGCCGAACTCGCTGGCCTTACAGATCAAGCTGTAATCCGTGCTGAGCACCATGCCACCTGCCACGGTTTCCGTTGGCATATCCAGAATGCCAGTGCTTGACACAGCACTAGCAACCACCGGCACAGCGAACTCAGCGGTGCTCAGGAACAGATCCAGATCCTCGGTGAAGGCCATCAGTTCAAGGCTTGCTCAATCTGTTCACGGCTGGTAAAGCCCCATGCCGCAGCAGCTCCAGCATTCCATTCCTTACGGATCACCGGCTCTATGTAGCCAGCATCGCCAGGCTTGAGGCTGCTGTCATAGTCGTCTGGATAAACCGCGTCATCAAACGTCACAAAATCATTCAACAGCCCATTGAGAAAGGCCGTTCGCTCAGGGCTTGGCTGAGCATTCACAAGGTCGTCGATGGTGTTGATGATCAGCATGATGCGGCAAGGCCTAGGTTCTTGAGTCCATTCTGGCCATCTCCGTGACGGATGTGGCCCATCCATGCTAATTGCGAACGCCGCCAGGCCTCATGGTCATCATGCGCCAGGGCTAGCTTCAGCCGCCGTCGCTGTCGGATCATTGACTGCCGCTTGATCAGCTTGAACTTTAACCGGATCCGGAATCCGCAAAAGGTAAAGCCACGCCTGACTGGCACAAGGCTCCACTTCCCGATCTCTTGCTGCATCTCAGTGACAACAAACGCACAGATCTCGTCCTTGAGAATCATGCCATCGCGCTTGTTACCCACGATCACAACTGCGTCGTCCATGTAGCGCACGAAGCTGCCGATGCCTTTCTGAGCAATAAATCGATCCAATTTGGCGCCCCAGTAATTGCAAAAACACTGGCTAGTCAGTGCTCCGATTGGCAATCCATGCGGCTGCACCGACAACACTTGCTCGATCAGCCGTAGCGTGCGCTGACAAGTCAGCTTCTTGCCCAGGTGGGCCAACAGCAAGCCCTGCGGGATGCTCGGGAAAAACTTGCTGAAATCCACGTGCAACAGCCACGCGTCTGGATTCTGGCGCATCAGCTGCTGCATCCGGGTGACACAGCGGTGTGTTCCCAACCCAACTCGACATGCGAACACCTGAGGCATCAGGGCCGCGTCAAGAATCGGCCCGATCACTTGAATCAAAGCATGATGAACGATGCGATCACGAAAGCTCTGGCAAGCAATGGTCCGCTTCTTTGGATCGATGATGTCAAATTGCAGCTGCGGATCAGGCTTCCAGCCGCCTTCAATCAAACGCTGCTGCAGATTGCGCAGATTGGCCAATGCGTACTCCTTAAACCGCAGATAGGAACTGCTGTAGGTCTTGCCTCTTCTGGCCTCTGCATAGGCAAGCAGCAGGTTATCCCACTGATAGATCTGTTCATAGAGATTGCGGAACTTCTTACCCATTGAAAGGTGACGGCAGGTTTCGATGGGCTACTCCCTGCCATTGCCACCACTCGGCCCTGAGTTTGCCGAAGCAGGAATTGATGGCTGGCACCTGATTAGCACCGGCCTGCTGCCCCATAGAAACAGCAGAGCGTAAAGGTGTTTGACAGTGGCCACGGCCGCAAAACGCGCCGAGATGTTGTTGTTCGCAATCGATGGAGCGTTGTTCCAGTTAGCAGAACGTGAACCGGAATTAGATCCATTGTTCCAGTTGCCACCCAGGATGACGGCGCACCCATCAACTCCAGCATCAGTCTGATGCCTTTTTTGCTTTTTGCAATCGCTTCACCCAACTGCCAAGCATTGCACCCACCTCTGCGATCAAGGCCTGCGCTGTTTCAAGCTGATGCTCAGTTAGCATTTTGCGCCTGTGATGCACCATAAAACGCAGGAGCAAGCGCAGCTGCGATAAACTGCCATCCAGTGCGTAGCACTTGCTCAACTGATTCGCCTTGATCGCAGTGTTCAAATGCTCAGCAACTAAAAACAACTGACGAATTAAAAGCTCACGAAATACGCCATGCTTGCGTGGGATGCTTTGCGCGATTGGATAGATGTAATCCACAACACGCTCATACTTTTCGACCATGTAAAGCCCATGAGCCTCCTTAGAGGCATCCGCAGAGGCTCGCTTCTTATTCATGATCGCGTCGGCGCTGTCGCGCCGCTTAACAAGTTACAAGGTGCCCGGCCGCAAAACGCGCCGAGAAGCTGAGGCCCGCAATCGAAGGAGCGTAGCTCCAGGAAGCAGCACGAGAACCGGAATTAGAGCCATTGCGCCAGGAGCCACCCAGGATGACGGCGCTGTAACCGGATTGATAGACATCACCACGATCACCTGTAGCGCTTGTCCAGCCGCCTCCGGTATTGCCCTGAACATCAGATCCCCATGACCAAAGGGTGCCAGTGGACTGTGCCAGCCCCCACAAGCTCGCACGCTCCCAGATCACTGTTCCAGGATCTGAACCACGGCTGCCATTCTCTGGGCCACCAAAGGCTGCATGTTGAAACTCAAGCCAGCTGATCAGACGCTTGCCGAAGCTGCTGGCAACCTCAGCAAAGTCATACCAGCTGCCGGCTTCTTTGCTATCAACAAGGCTGTAGGTGGTAGTTCCATCGCCACCATAAATCGCAGGAATCAGTGGCGGATTATTCTCATCGGCAATGGTCAAGCCAATTTTGCTGCTTGGTACTGCAGTAAAATCAGAGCCTGCATAGCTTGTGGATCCACATAAATACAGATCACACCAAAACCGACCATCAACGCATGTCATGCCACGAGGATCAGGGCAGGTCGGGCGCCAGGTCAGATCCCAGATGCTGTACTCAAGGATCTCAGCCGTTGCAGTAGGACTGCCGCTGTTCACTGCTGTCGGACGTCCGCTTGGGATGTAATGAAAGCCGCCGACAATGGAGCCTCCGGTAGCACCTGCAGGAGCACTGGTGAAGCTCGCATCAGCAACCAAGGCGCCGGTAGTAGGATGCTGCCAGATGGCGTAGTCAATGTTGTTGGTGAAACTGCCAGGCATTGTCACCGCCGTGGCCGTTGAATAGACCACACCATTCAGCACCGATCCAGCCGTGATGCTAATTGCTGTGGCAGCTGTTTTGTAAAACAGCGGGCCACGATGCAGCACAGGGCGGCGATTGAAATAACCAATGGCACTTGCAAAAAGCCGAAAGCCATCAAAAGTCAAACTAGCGGAACCGCCAAAGCTGCCGCCATCGTTAAACTGAACTTGTGTGTCAGAGCCGCCGGGTGTTGCTCCTGCACCACCTTCGCCGACATCATCTAAGCCAATGCTAATCAGTGGATTGAACTTATATGCCATGATCAGCTCCAGTAGATGGTGTCTACGTTCGTGCTCGCGCCCACGTAGGTGATGTTGAGCGTGCCAACAACACCACCACTGGCGCCACCCTGCTTGTAGGTGATCGTGATCAGCCGATCACTGCCGTCATAGTCAAGGTCGGCATAATCAGCAGTTCCCGGGGCTGAGAAGCCACCGATACGAGGCAAACTCATGGCGCCAGGTGTCAGGTCCTTCCCACTCTACCTAAAGTGACCAGCCATGAAAAAGCCCCCACCATCAGGCAGGGGCTCAACTGTCGGCCGTGTTCAGTTGCCGTACTTCTTAGAAGCTAGGGCAGTCACGGACACAGCGCCAGCGCCAGTGCCACCAGCAACGGTGACGCTCAGCTTGATGTAGCGCTTCAGGTCGTTGGTGTTCACCGAGATCTTCTCCACCAGAGCGGTGTTGGCCTCAGTGGTGGTAAAGGCACCACCAGTCACGTCGGTGTAGGAGCCCCCAGAGGTGTCAGCCTCGGTCAGCTTGCAGGCATAGGTGATGCCAGCGCCGCCTGCCTCAGCGTCAAGGATCACGGCCATGTCGCCTTCATAGCCAGCGAGATCCACAGCCGACCCAGTGCCGGTAGCAGTCACGACATCATTGGGCAGCAGGCTCAGAACCGTTGTTTTGGTCCCCAGATTGTGAAGCATTGGTCTTCCTCCGTTTAGTGGATGGTTTACGAGGTGGGCAAGAAAGAACTTCGGGAGCAGGCTGCGCTTTCTTCATGCCGATCAGCAGCCTGCCGTCTGAATCGCTGACCTCCACCACTTCACCGACCCTTACGGGCCGGCCAGCGATGGAGGTTTCGCGAAGGATCTCAATCCTCATGATCAGAGGGTGTCGT